CCGCCGTCACCACCGCCGAGGCCATCGCGCTCATTCGCAAGGCCAAGAGGACGGTCCTGGAGGATCGCCTGTTAGCCGACCTTGCTAAACTTGGCCTGCCGGTGCCAGAGCGTGAGTACCGATTCCACCCCGTCCGTAAATGGCGATTCGACCTGGCTTATCCCAGCCGCTTCATCGCCATCGAGTGCGACGGCGGTACCTGGAGCGGCGGCCGGCATGTCCGCGGCGCCGGCTACCAGCGCGACGCCGAGAAGTTCAACGCCGCATCGCGCCTGGGCTGGGCCGTGCTTCACTACACCGGCGCGATGATTCGCTCGGGGTATGCGGCACGCGAGATTGCCGAGGCGCTGGGAGGTGCCGCATGAGGCTCATTGACGCAGACGCGCTCAGGGAGCGGCTGGAGACGACGTTCTTGCTCGCACTCGATGACGCCCACGGGGGGGCAGAACGCGCCCTCGTCGTCATCGTCAAGTCCCGTGTGGATTTCACACTCGACGCCGCCCCGTCCATCGACTGCGCCGCCGACAACCCGCACCTCCTCGTCCCGTCCCACTGCCCGACGTGCGGCGAGGAGTTGGTCCCGTATCCATGCATGGACCTGTCGCAGGACTCCTACCGCGACGGCATTCTGTACGGGCAGGAGCACCCCGAATGGCAAGCCAATCAGAAGGGGACGAAGTGAGGTCGATGATGGACATCATGGAGGGCCAGCAGAAGGACGCCCGCATCGCCGAGCTGGAGAGAAAGCTGTCAGCCGCGCTGGGGGCCGTCGACTTCTGGCAGACAGCACACGAGCAGGCCGAGGCCGAGCGGGACGCGTTGCTACTAGCTGCCTATCACGAGGCTGGTGGGTTCGACAGCCCCAAGGGCTTCACGAACTGGGTCGCTGGGTTACGTACCACTCTTGCGCAGCCACGCGAGGATGACCATTGACACCGAATATCACGACGGAAGACTGCGCGAACTCTCACTCTTCACCGGCGCGGGAGGAGGTTTGCTCGGCAGCCTCATCCTCGGATGGCGAACAGTTGCCGCTGTTGAAATCGACCCCTATTGCCAGCGAGTCCTCTGCGCGAAGGGCGGCTATGTGGCCGACGCCGAGGCTGCACGAAGCCGGCAGGACGATACGGACCTACCCGGGGGTCGTGTCGGGGAAGTCACACGCACGGATGGCAAACGGGGGGCACGGCGATCTGATAGAGGAGGTGGCCCGGCGTGCAGAGGCTTCCCCGTCCACTCCGACATCCGCACATTCCACCCGACGCCCGGCTCCTGCGACATCGTCACCGGCGGCTTTCCCTGCCAGCCATTCAGTCAGGCCGGGAAGAGGCTCGGCGAGGACGACCCCCGCAATATGTGGCCACACGCCGTTCGCGTACTTCGAGAAAGCGGAGCACCGCTGGGCTTCTTCGAGAATGTGCCTGGACTTCTCTCAGGCGGATACTTCGGCACCGTACTCGGAGACTTGGCCGAATCGGGGTTCGATGCGGAGTGGTGCGTGCTGGGAGCAGACGATGTCGGTGCCCCGCATCGGCGGAAGCGGCTGTGGATTCTGGCGTACTCCGCGAGCAATCTACGGCGAGCACCCCGGCATGACAGACGAGTCGCACCTGACGGGGCAGGCGATCGCGGCGGACTCAGCCCGTGGTGGTGCGACCCGGCAGACGTGGGCAACGGCCTCGGCGCGGGACTGGAAGAACGGCAAGGCGAGTCAGGAGACGATGGAGCGCAACAGCCGCCCGCTGAACGAACAGGTGAATGCGGCGACCCCTGGCTCGCTGAACCCTACGTGGGTCGAGTGGCTGCAGGGGTGGCCTCGCGGGTGGACCGACTGCGAGCACTCGGCAACGGACAGGTGCCTCAGACAATGGCGGCGGCGTTCGCGTACTTGGCTCGCGAAGCTGGGTTACCAGTGACAGATTACCACAGGCAAATCAATCAGAGGAGTACGTCGTGAACGCAGCAGAACGCATTCCGTATATCGCGAGATTGCGTGCCCGCATCGCCGCGCTGGAGGCCGAGCTGGCCGTGATGACGCAATTCAAGGAAGACGTGTGCAGGCGGTCGTCCACTGACCAGCACGGGTGGTCTGAGTGGGTGGCAAAATGGGGCCGCGAAAAGGGGAGTGCCGCTTAAGCTTCGGCGGCTTTCCCCGCCTCCGCCACCGACCGCTCCCGCATCCGAGGAAAGAAGCCGTGACACACTTTGTGACACACAATGCCGAGCCTAGCCGCCCCGCCAGTCTCAAAATGAAGTACCGGACCATCGTCGTCGACCCGCCGTGGGAGATCGGCGACTTTCCGCCCAACTTCGGATATGAGGCCGGCAAGGCGTGTCCCTACCCGACGATGACGATGGACGAAATACGGTCGCTTCCCGTATCCGGCATGGTCGCCGCAGGTGCACACCTCTACCTCTGGACGATAAACGAGCGGCTGGAGGAATCGTTCGGCGTGGTGCGAGCGTGGGGGTTCGAGCCGTCCGCGACCCTGACGTGGTGCAAGCCGCGCTACGGCGTTGGCCTTGGCGGGGCATTCCCCAGCGACACGGAGTTCATCATTTATGCCAGGCAGCGTGGCGGTTGCGAGGCAGTCGAGTTCACTCGCCTGCTGTCCTCACGGGCAAAAGAACTCGGTCTCACAAAACGTGACGTGAATGAGACGATGGGCACTACCGATATGGCCGGATGGTGGCTGTCCGACCTGCCGCATCGCGCATCCGTGCCGACCGTTGCGCAGTGGGAAAAACTGAAGGTCATTCTGGGCTATGGCGACGAACTGGACGGGCGCGTAGACGACCTCAACGCTCGCGGAGTCCAGTCGAGAGCGCCGGGGCGCTGGTACGAGTGGCCGCGCGGCAAACACTCGGCCAAGCCCGAAGCATTCCTCGATCTAGTCGAGCAAGTCTCCCCCGGTCCCTACCTCGAACTCTTTGCCCGTCGCCAGCGCCTCGGATGGGACACTTGGGGCAACGAGGCACTATGTCACGTCGAACTGGAGGCAAGATGAATGAGGGAGTGGGACCAGCGATGACCGCCCCTGACCTGCCGAAGCTAGCCTTCTACAACGGTGTCGAATCGCACTGTACCAGCGTCTATACCGACCGCCCCGCCGCGAAGGAGATGCGTGATGAACTCCTTGCCCGCATCGCCGATCTGGATGCAGCGCTGGCGGAGCGGGACAAATCACTTGAAGACCTTTACGCATTCCTCAAGACAGGGGATGTGGTAACGGTCAGCACCCCCGGCAAACGCGGGTCCATCACGTTCAACATGGATAGGCTTGCCGACCTTCACGCCCGCAGCCGAGGAAAGAAGCCGTGACACACTTTATGACACACAACCCCGAGCCTAGCGTTGCGGCCAGTCTCAAAATCTCGTGCGTGGGAAAACGCTCAGCGTGCCTGAGAGCACCGTTTACGCCTGCTCGACAAGCACGAGGTCGTTGGTTCAATTCCAACGTCGCCCACCACGGAATCCCCTGCAAAATAGCATATTCCCCAAAGTGTCCAAAGTGGTCCAAAAACGGCGTGACACACTTAATGACACAATGTGCTAGAATGGAGGCATGATGAGAAAACGTGACGCAGCCGAGAAGCAGGTCGTGGAGGAGGCGCTGGCGGCAGTCAAGGCCGGTCGTGCACATGTGGAGTGGAGCGTCACGCGCGACGTCAGAATGGTCGCATCAGACGGTCGCTGGGGGCCGATAAGGATGCCTGACGGAGAGGTCATGGAGCCGGGCCGCGAGTATCCACTCGACACGGGCCGCCGGTTCAACGAGGTGACGATTCGGTGGGCAGAATGACGTGGCGCGAGTTCAAGTGGAAGGTGGACATCGCAATCCTCGAGGCCAGAGCGTCGGATGCCATCGAGATCGAGTACATCGACACCGGGGCATTCCCCGGACGTGTAGACATCTACGTGCATCCGTTCTCGTCCCCTGTTGAGCCGCGCGAGAAGTGGCCGACGACGCTGGCGGTGCAGGGGTGAATGACCTGACGCTTGACCAGGTGCGGAATGCGGGGCGGTTCGCGTGGCATGACACCGACATGATGCGTGGCTGGTGTTTCTTCGTCTCCGGGGCCGGCTTTATCGTGTGGAATTGGGAAACGTACAACTACGAGGCTCTGGATGCACCCCCCGATGACGATGAGTGGCACCACATCCCCGGCTGCGGCTGCGAACACTGCCAGACGGGAGATGAGGAGCCATGAACGGAAATACTGCGCGATGCCTAGAGAGAGTCGCCCGACTGCTGGGGGTGCGGTTCCACTACGGCGTGTTGCCCCGCGCATTTCGCATGTCGTCCGACTACGAGCGCAGCCTGAAGCAGATAGCGCGGCTTGCTGGCACCAGCGATACGGAATGGCGCAGGCGCACCGGCGAGTGAGCGTCCACCGCCTAGCCCCCGGCATCTACCGCGTCCGTCTGCGCGCCAGCCCGCGCCCAGACGGCAAGCGCCCGGCCATATCGAGGACCCTCCACGGCACCGAGGCCGAGGCCAAACGGCTGGAGCGGAATCTGCTCACCAAGCGCGACAAGGGCCGACTGTCAGCGAGGGCCGGACAGCTCGAGCAGTACACCGACCACTGGTACGCCGAATCTCTGCGGCACGGCTCGCCGGCGACCCATGAGCACCACGCATACCTGCTGGACACGCACATCACGCCACGGCTCGGCGGTTACAAGCTCATCGCCATCACGCCGATGGTCGTCCGCACATTCCACGGCGACCTCGCGGATGCGGGCCTGTCCGGCACCACAGCCCGTAAGGTCGCCAATCTGCTCGCCACCATCCTCGACCAGGCCATGACGGACGGCCTCCTGTTCCGCAACCCCTGCTCTTCGCTGAAGAAGCGGGACAAGCCGCAGATCGACACGCGGGAGAAGCGGGCACTGAGCGCCGACGAGGCCCAAGCGCTGCTGCGGCACATGGCGACTACTGATTGTGCCCACATGACTACCGAACGTCGTCAGCAGGTGCATGACGCGACCATGTTCATGCTGGGAACCGGAGTCCGTCCCGGTGAGGCAATGGCGCTGCTGTGGCAGGATGTCGACGCGAAGGCGGGCATCGCCCACGTCTACCACAACCTCGAGGCGGCGCGGGGCCGGGAACCGCGGCGGAAGACGACCAAGACGAGGCGCGGCCAGCGGGACGTGCCCCTGCCGCCGAACCTGCTCGCGATGCTGAAGGCGCACAAGGCCCGGCAATCCGAGTACAAGCTGCGCATCGGCAGATGGTCAGAGGTCGACTTCGTGTTCCCGTCGCTGGACCCGCGCAAGAACCCCGGCGGGCCATGGACGGTGCAGGCGTTCCGGCTGTCGTGGCGCCGGCTGACTCACGGCAGCGAGTTCGCGGGACTCACGCCCTACGTTTGCCGGCACTCGTACGCGACCCGGCTGCGGGGGCTGATACCGGACGAGGAGCTATCCCGCATCCTCGGCCAGAGCTCGTCCCGCGTCTTGCAGTCGACGTATTCGCATGTCGACCCGCAGACGATGGACCGCGTTAGGGACATCATCGCCGCGATACTGTGAATTGTTAAGTTTGTGTGAAGTCCACGCCTAAGGGGTTGCAATGGTTGCGCGGCGGGGTATGATCTCATTATGAAGACCATCAATGATAAGGAGAACATCATGGCCGCCGTCGCCTGCCCCAACGCTGGAATCGCCTACAAAGGCTCCCTGACCCGGACCGTCCACGACATCAGAAGCGACGGAACGCCGAACCCGGTCGGCCGCGAGATTCGCGTCACGATGGACGTCTGCCCCGTCTGCGGAAACTGGGCGCAGCTCAAGAAGGACGGCACTTGGGGCAAGCATCGCGCCGCCGCAGCCAAACTGGCCGCCCTCGCCCTCTGGGCCAAGCTCGACGCCAAGTCCGGGTACGTGCGATGACTACGGAGGACACCATCGATGACCTATCCCAGCCCAATCACACGGCCGCACTTCTCGCCCGCATCGGCGAACTGGAGTACGAGAACAAGATACTAGAGGGGAATCTCCACATCGTAACCGGAGAACGCGACCGCTACCTCGGGGCCGAGGCCGAACTCATCGAAGCGCGTGCCACTATCGAGCGGCTGAGGGATGCATCATGAAACTGTACCAGCACAATCACACAGAAGCAGACGGTACAGAGACCACCGACTACTACAGCATCCCCGAAGATGATCACAGCCCTATCAGGATCGAGGACGAAGAGCGCGACGCCGAACTCGCTCGCACGCGATGACTGGCCCCCAACACCTCACCGCCGCCGCCGCCGCCCGCCGCCTCGGCGTGAACAAGTCGACGATGAGCCGATGGATCGCGACGGGCAAGGTGCCGGCCGTGCGGCAGGGTGGTCGCTGGCGGGTCAGGGCGACATGGGTGGACGCGGAGCTGGCAAGGATTGGGAAAGACTAGCCGCCCCCACATACAGCGCGACCCGAGGCCCGCCACCGTGCGGGCCTTTCCACGTCGCGATTAGGCGTCCTCCGTCCCCACATGAGCCCTCTAGACTGGGGGCATGGATGACTACACCCTTCTGCACGGCGACTGCCTCGAGGAAATGGCCGCGATGGACGCGGGCAGCGTGGATGCGGTCTGCACCGATAGTCCATACGGATACTCGTTCATGGGCCGCGGCTGGGACCACGCCGTGCCCGGCGTCGAGTTCCGGACTGAGGCGCTACGCCTGCTCAAACCCTCCTGCTACCTCGTGTCTATGGGCGGCACCCGCACCTGGCATCGCCTCGCCTGCGCACTTGAGGACGCTGGCTTCGAGATACGCGACACGCTCATGTGGCTGTACGGCAGCGGCTTCCCCAAAGGCAAGTCCTGCCTCAAGCCGGCATGGGAGCCGATCATCCTCGCCCGCAAGCCGGGGCCGATGCGCGAGCTGGGGATTGAGGAGTGCCAAGTCGGGACGGTAGACGACCTCAACGGCGGCGCATACAGCCACAACCGAGACGCGAGCACGAACAAAGTCTATGGCGAATACCAACGTCTGCATCCAGATGACTTCCCCTCCCCTTCCGGTCGCTGGCCCGCAAATCTCGTGCTCGAATGCACCTGCGACGAGACGCGGGAGGGGACGGCGAAGGGCTCGGCACCGGCCAGCGGCCCGACATTGACGGGCGAATCATCGTCGGTTGCTCGCGGCAAGTTCAAAGGGGTGGATGCGACACCCTGTTACTCCGGCTCTGACGGCAAGGAACCCGTCCGCATCCACACCGACCCGAACTGCCCCTGCGCGATGCTGGACGGGCAGACGGGGACGCTTTCGAGCGGCAAGTTTACGAAGCGGAAAACCCGCATGGCCGGGGAGATTGGGAAAGCACCGTCCTCGCCTAGCGGATGGCCAACCGACAAGGGGGAATGGGACGTTGCCGGCAATCAAGGCGGCGACTCCGGCGGCGCATCCCGCTTCTTCTACTGCGCCAAGGCGTCACGCAGCGAGCGGAACAAGGGGTGCGAGGGGATGGAGGAACGGGATTTGTCATCGGCCGATAAGTGGTCGACCAACGACCGTCGCAGTGGGACGAACAGGCAGCCGACGGAATGGAAGGCATCGGCGCAGAATCACCACCCCACAGTCAAGCCCGTCGCCCTCATGCGCTGGCTGGTACGTCTCGTGGCCCGTCCCGGCGACGTGGTGGTCGATCCGTTCGCGGGCAGCGGCACGACCGGCGTCGCCTGCGTGATGGAGGGTCGCGAGTTCATCGGAATCGACCAGGATGCTGAGTACGTCGAGATCGCCCGGCGCCGGATCGCGCACGCCTCGGCGCAAACGAGGTTGCCCGTTGAATGACTTTCCGAAAGAGGAGCACGCCGTGAGCGACCTACTTTCAGACATGCAGAACAAGGTGTCCGATCTGATAGCCGAGGCGAAGGAGCCGCTCGTAGCCCGCATCACCGAGCTGGGGGCGGAGAACGCGACGGTAATCAAGCGCGCCGCCGACGCCATCATTCAACAGGAGCAGCGTGCCGAGCGGGCCGAGGCCGCGCGGGACGAGATGATGGACGAGATGTATAAGCGACTGGAGCAGGCCGACGCCGATTTGGCAGAGCGGGAGCGGATGCTGCGGCTGGCGTGGCAAACGGCCGCTTATGTTCGCGGACTCGACTTCCCCGAATGGCTTGCCGACCTCCGTGCCCGCGTCTAGGAGGGTCGGATTGAATGACTTCCCCAGCATCGACCTGTCCGTGCTCACGGCGCGGCAACGCCTTGTCATCGTCCTGCACTACTACGACAACTGGACGTATGTCGAGATTGCGCAGGCAATCGGCTCCGCAGACTCAACGGTAAGAAGGCACGCGCAAGACGCCCTGAGCAGGCTAAAAGTCAACGTGACTCGTTGAAAACTGAACGCAACCCCCAACTCTTATATAGAAGGGCAAGGGGATAACGGATGCTGCGAGTTAGCTATGACGGTGGGGCAGTGTGGGTGAGGCGCTGGGAGACAGGCGAGACGCGGAAGTGTCCGGACTGCAGAGACACGTTTCCCGCCACATCCGAGTACTTCGACCCCGGCTATGGTCGCAGCGCCAAGTATCTGAGCCGCCGATGCCGACCATGCGAGAGCAAGCGCCTGTGGCGTGACCCAGAGTGGTTCTGGTGCAAGCAGCGAGAGCGCGACCTTGCCCACGCCGATGGAGACGAAAAGGCTTGGGGAGGCCACGAGGCGCGCTATGGGAACATCCTCGACGCTTGGCCAGAGTATGGCGAGCCCGACCATGACGACGGCGAAGGCGACGTGGTAGAGGACGACTACAGCGAAGACTCACGACCCTGAGCGTCAAGAAGCGGAAACGGAAGCGTCGTATTCCAGCACTTACTCAGGAGCTGGCATGGCATCGCGCCGTAGTCAGAGATGATGCAAAGTGGGAGCGGCTGACGAGAAGGACCGCCATGTGCTGTGCGCGCCGAGCACACATCGAAGCGTGCATGGCGTGCACTGAGGGCATGGGGATCGCCGCTTCGCGCAGTTCTGTTGACGATTGCATGGCATGTCCCAAGCTCGCTAGCATCGCCGAGGACGTGGCAGCACAGAAGCGCATCGCCATAGAGAGAGGCAACAGGTGATTGTCACCGACGGCATCCACCTGATGACCACGGACAGCACCACGGACGCAGAACTACATGCGTTCGCCCGCCGCCTCGGTCTTGATCGCCGCTGGTATCAGCACGTTACATCCCACCCTCACTATGACCTGACGACTGGACGCATGCGGCAGAAGGCACTCGCGCTCGGGGCGCATCTTGTCCCTTCTCGTGAATTGGTGAGACAGTGCAGCCGCCGCCGATGACCAAGGCATGGCGCACCAAGCCGCTGCCGCTGGACTGGGGCAGGACACATCGCCGCATACTGAGGCGTGATCGTGGCATCTGCTACGTGTGTCACAAGCCCGGAGCCCGCTCTGTCGATCACATCGTCCCCTCTTCTCGAGATGGCAGCGAAGAGGACTGGAACCTCGCCGCTATCCACGAGCATCCGTGTCATGCACGCAAGACTGCGCTCGAGGCCAATGCTGCTAATCCGATGGCTAGGTCACGTAAGCGGGAAGAGGAGCGGCACCCGGGGGACGTTAGTGGTGCGTGACCTGAGCGATGAGGGCAGACAGGTCGGCTAGTTGAGAGGGTGCGCCCGCGAAGGGCTGCCCCGTAATGGTCAAGTACCGCCCGCGCCCGTAAATCTCCAGGCGCCCACCATCGACAGCAAGGACACGCCCTCTGGCTACGTTGCCTGTGCCCCACACGTGGAGGCCATGCCCACTAGGCGATGCCTCAACGTATGTGGCAGGACAGGACGCAAGGAAAGTAGCCGCCCAAGGCGCGATGCCATCGTCTGTGATGCAGTGGTCAAGGTCAAGGCAGACAACGCCATCGCCATTGAGTACGAAGCCTATGCCATTGCCCACAGTGCTAGCAGACGCAGCATCATACGTTGCCCAGGTGCGTGCGTTGGTACTGCTAGCGCCATGACCTTGGACAGTGAGTGGACGCTTGGCTGCATCACGACGTACCCAGCGGGCACGATCACGCAATGCGGCAGGCAGTGGACTCGAGCCGGCATGGCGCACGCGATGGGCAGCGACGCGGCAGCGACCCGAACAGTAGAGCGAGTCGGCTCGGGCGAAGGGCGAGAGCGGCGCGTTGCAACGCTGGCATGTGCGCGTGTGGATCATGACCAGATCGTATCACGAATCTGTAACGGATGCAAGCGCAATAGCAGGGACAAGAGGCGGCGCATAGGATGCTACGTCATGCCGCTATGCTAGACTGTGCACGTCAACGCGCCCGATGTAACGGCTAGGGATGCACAGTGGTGTCCCTTCGCTCCCGAGACATGAAAGCGTCTGTGTGTCGCTCCAGCGCAGCGGTGGGGTGGGGGTGGACCCCGGCGCGCGTCCTGCGCTTTCCGGGGAGCTTAGCACCTCCAAACGTGTACGAGTTACCAAGCCGACAACCAAGGCGCCCCGACAAGGAGCGCCTTTTCAGTTAGGAGGCCGACATGGGCTCCCCAGGACCCATTCCGAAGAGAAGCGAAGAGCGCAGGCGGCGCAACAAGGAGAACCCGGTCGAGACCGTGCCCGCCACGGGCAAGGTGAAGCCGACTGCATGCCCCCCCGGCATCCACGCCGAGGCTCGCGGCTGGTATCAGTCGCTCGCCGATTCCGGTCAGAGCAAGTTCTATGAGCCGTCGGACTGGCGGCAGGCGAGGGTGTTGGCAATCATCCTCGACAACATGCTCGAGGCCCCGCGTGTGTCGGCTCAGCTCTTCGCCGCCTGGTGCTCGGCCGCTTCCGAACTCGGGACAACCGAAGGCGCACGGCGTCGGGTTCATATCGAGATCGACCGGAAGCCGAAGAAGCCGGCGCTGACCGCAGTCTCCGTGATGGATGAATACCGCGACGCCCTCGGCGGTTGAGCCGGTCCTCATTGGCCCCACCTGGCAGCGCGGCGAAGACGGTAAGTGGATATTCCCTAGCCGCTCGCTCGGCTGGCAGGCGATCCAATGGGCCGGGGAGTGGCTGCAGCACGAGACCGGCAAGCCGTGGCGGTACACGCCTGAGCAAGCGCGATTCCTCCTGCACTGGTACGCAGTCGACGACGCGGGCCGCTTCCTCTACCGCGACGGCGTTCTGCAGCGGCTCAAGGGCTGGGGGAAAGACCCTCTCGGCTGCACGCTCTGCGCCTTCGAGTTCGTCGGCCCCTGCCGCATAGACCCGAGCGGCCGGACTGTCAAGGACCCGTGGGGTAACGAGCACCCGGCCGGCGTGGCTCACCCGCAAGCATGGGTACAGACGGCCGCCGTCTCGATCACGCAGACGAAAAATACGATGACGCTGTTTCCAGCCTACTTCACGAAGGCGGCGCTGAAAGAGTTCGAGATCGACTTGGGCAAAGAGATCATCTATGCCCACCACGGCGCGCAGCGTATCGAAGCCGTCACGAGTTCGCCGCGGACGATGGAGGGCGCGCGCTCAACCTTCGTGCTGCGCAACGAGACGCACCACTGGCTCAGTAGCAACGAGGGTCACGAGATGGACGCCGTGATTGACCGTAACCTGTCCAAGTCACCGGACGGCGCGGCGCGGGCGCTGTCCATCACGAACGCCTACGAGCCCGGCGAAGAATCGGTCGCTCAAGTAGCGCGCGAGGCTTACGAAAACATCGTGCTCGGCAAGTCCGTCGACGTCGGTTTCCTCTACGACTCGATTGAGGCCCCGCCGGATGCGACGCTCGACCCGGAGACGCTGCCGGCGACACTTGAGGCGATTCGCGGCGATGCGACGTGGCTTGATATCCCGCGCATCATTCAGGCGATCATGGACAAGCGGAACCCGCCCAGCCGCTCCCGCCGCTTCTGGCTCAACCAGATCGTCGCCACCGAAGACGCCTGGTGCACGCCGCAGGAATGGGACGTGCTCGCGGACAAGTCGCAGAAGGTCGACGAGGGCGACCTGATCTCCCTCGGCTTCGACGGCAGCATCACAGACGACCACTGTTCGCTCATCGGCTGCAGGATCTCGGACGGCTTCAATTTCACGCTCGGCGTGTGGGACCCCGAGAAGTACAAGAAGCCTGGGCAGGACCACGGCGAGGCTCCGCGCGAGGAAATCGACGGCGCGGTCAGGCAGGCATTCGACCACTACGACGTAGTCGCGTTCTTCTCGGACCTGCACCCGTGGGAATCCTACGTCGATGCATGGGCGAGGGACTTGGGGAAGGACCTCTGCGCCGCGGCCAGCACGAAGCACCGCGTCGCTTGGGACATGCGGGCGCGCCAGAAGGAATTCACTCTCGAGGGCGCCGAGCGCGTCCACAACGAGATCACCGAACAGGTCTTCAAGCACGACGGCGACGCCCGCGTGAGGCAGCACGTCCACAACGCGCGGCGGCGCCCGAACGCATGGGGCACGAGCTTCGGCAAGGAACACCGCGAGAGTCGGCGCAAGGTCGACTCCCTGGCCGCTCTGATTCTGGCGCGGCTGGCCCGGCATACCTACCTGGCGCTGCCGGAACGCAAGCAGAGACGCAAGCGGCAAAAAGCAGCCTTCTTCTAGGAGACCTATGGCGCTCAGTCAAACAGCAGCAATTGCACAGACCAAGCTCATGCTCGGCTGGCGCGCGGCCGACGCAGACCGACTTGAGCGTCTCTACGGCTACATCCGCAACAAGCAGCGCTTCCTCTGGCTTCCCGCCGCCGCCCCGCTTGAGGTCCGCCGCATCGCGGAAATGAGCCGCGTCAACGTCCTCGGCCTCGTCGTCGATTCGGTTACGCAGTCCATGTACGTGGATGGCTATCGCGCCCCGAAGACCGAGGACGAGGCGCCGGCATGGAACATCTGGCAGCGCAACCGCCTCGACGCTCGCCAGATGGGCGTCCATCGCGCCGGCGTCAGCTACGACGTTTCGTATGTCACCGTGCTGCCGGGCGATCCCGTGGCCGTCATCCGCGGCGTATCACCTCGGAACATGACAGCGGTCTACGGCGAGGATGACGACTGGCCCATGTGGGCGCTTGAGAAGCGGCATTCCGCCGTGAGTGGCAAGACCCTGTATCGCCTCTACGACGACGAGGCGGTGTACTACATGGATGCCGATTCCGGCGGCTCCGTCGAGTTCGTCTCGTCAGAGATACACGGCCTCGGCGTGGTCCCCGTGGTGCGGTTCCTCGCCAAGGATGACCTGGACGACGAGGTGACAAGCGCCCTAGAGGACCTGATCCCGATACAGGACCAAATCAACCTGACGACCTTCGGCCTGCTCGTTGTCCAGCACTACGGCGCGTTCCCGCAGAAGTGGATTGCCGGCTGGATGGCCGACACGGCAGACGAGAAGGTGCAGGTTGCCGCGAACAAGGTGCTGACGTTCGAGGACCCCGAGACGAAGCTCGGCGAGTTCGCGGCCGCCCGTCTGGACGGCTACATCGAGTCGCGCCGTGATTCGCTGCGCAACCTGGCCGCAATCTCGCAGACGCCGGCCCACGCCCTCCGCGGCGAACTCATCAACCTATCGGCGGAAGCGCTGGCTGCCGCTGAGCAGACTGAGCGCCGCAAGGTCACCGAGTACGAGACCATGTTCGGCGAGTCTTGGGAGCAGGTGCTCGCACTGGCAGCGGAGATAGAGAACGAGGATACGGACCCCCTCAACCAGGTCCGCTGGAAGGATACCGAGGCGCGTGCCTTCGCCGCTACGGTCGACGCACTCGGCAAGCTGGCCACCATGCTCCAGATTCCGGTGCAGGAGTTGTGGGAGAAGGTGCCCGGCGTGACGCAGGCTGACGTGGAGCGGTGGAAGTCCGTAGCTCAGCAGGGCGACTCATTCGCGCAACTGAACGCGACGCTCGTCAGGCAGGCGGGCGCGGAAGTCGCGACGGCGGCCCCGGCTGCAGTCCCGGCGGCAATCGCTCCCTAATGGCGCGCACCGCAGAGGGGCGCATCCTCACCGACCTGCACCGCAGACAGCAAATGGCCCTGCGGGCGTCCGTTGTGCGCGACGTGATGCGGCTCTGGCCGGCGTGGCAGCCGAGTAAGCCGGATTCCTACCAGGCATTCGAGCGCGCGATGGTGCTACTGGTGCAGTCGCGCTCCGTCCAGTCGGCAGCGATATCGGCCCGCTACTACGAGATGTTCCGCGCGGCCGAGGCTCCCGGACGGCAGATTGCCCGGACTGTGGCGCTGGCCGCCGCTCGTGACGAGGAACAGATTCGCGCGGCGCTCGGGGCCACCACCAGAGGCACAGTCTACAAGGCGCTGGCGGCCGGACAGAAGTACGAGACGGTTATGAGTAACGCCTTCGTGAACGTATCCGGCACCGTCTCGCGAGACGTACTAGCCGGCGGGCGCGAAACGATCTTCGCCGAGCAGCAACGCGACCCGAGGGCGATGGGCGTGGCAAGGATCACTGGCTCTGCGCCATGTGCCTTCTGCGCCATGCTCGCCAGTCGTGGGGCAATCTACCTCAGCGCGGAGTCTGCGGGCCAGATCGAAGGTCAGGAGATGGACTGGCACCTCCACTGCGATTGCAGCATTGAGGTCGCATACGAGGGCTACGAAATGAACGCCAGAAGCCTCGCGCAGAGGGAGCAGTGGAACAAGAGCGACGGAACGCTCAACGGCTTCCGCCAG